CCATCAATGAGTTCGAGCTGGGCCTGCGGCACCAATTGCTTGATGCGGAGGGCCACGTCGGGGCTGTTTCGGCGTGTTGGGAAGAAACGATCGTTCATTCGTCGTCGTCTTCGGGTGCGTCGCAGAGTGGAGACGTGGGGATGACGGGGCCAACGCATCGGCACGAACGTCCGAGGTCTACCATGTTCGGCTCGGCTTGCGTCGAAGTTTGTTCGCTCGTCCCGAGTTGCAGTTAGAACACGCTCCGCGAAGGTTCTCGCTATCGAATGGTGATCCACCATAGGCGAGCGGGTGGATGTGGTCGACTTGGGTGGCAATCCCTGTGCATCCGGGCATTCCGATCATGCACCGTCCGCCGTCCCGTTCGAGTATCTCGAGGCGACGTACACGCCATGCTCGAGTTGTATAGATGGGATTAGATCGCTTCATTGAATAGTTCCGGGTTCTTTATGAGGTGGAGTTTAGTTGCTTTGCGGGTAGCGGTTGCTTTGGTGTGGATGATCTCTCGGTTTCCGTGTGTGCGGTCGGCGTGACAGTTACGGCAGACGACATCGCATTTGGCGATCTCCTCGAGGACGGTCTCGATGGCGTATGTTCCCGGGGCTGAGAGCGTGAACTTCTTTAGCGTCGGGTCACGGTGATCGAAATCGAACTTATAGAGGTTGTTCTCGGTTATTTGTAGACCGCAGTCGTGGCAACTGCCGGCGGCGAGTTTGTGTGATCTGACGATCGCCTTGTTTCGACGTCTAGCGTTTTCGTGAGATTTCGTGCGGCCTTTTGGCTTGTATTTAGCGCGTTTCTTGGCGGCCTGCTCGTTCATCCATTCTCGATTCTGGCGTTGCTTTTCGTAACGGCGACGAGCACGTTCGCGATCTTTGGCTCGACGTTCCTCCTCGCTCTGCATGATGTCAGTCTACTGACGCGGCCTGCGGCCTTGTCCTAGCGCGGCCTGCGGCCTTGCTCATGGGGAGCAAGCGAGACCCGCAGGACACGTCCGAGTCGGTGGCGTTCTTTGAAAGCATGATGAGAGCATGATCGCAAGATGACTCGAGACAGACGGGTCTAATGCCCACCCTCGGGGTTGCCCTGTCCCGATCCCACTCACCGCTTGCGCGGCTCGATTGTTTGCCTAGATCATCGCCTCGACGCTCTGCCGCTCTTCCCATGTCTAGGCGCGGGCGCGTCGATCTACCCTCGTCTCCGAGTGTTCCCTCATCCCCGGCGCGACCCGGAGCGGGGCTTGCGACCTCTAGGGCCTCCCGCGCGTGGCGGCTATGTGCGATCAGTACGAGAGAGCATGAACGCGGCGAGCATGATAACCGCCACGACCAAGACCATAGACATCTAGAACGGTTCCTTGGTAGGTGCTCTACGAGCCGGCTCAGTGCGTTTCGCGAGCACTCGGAGCACGTCTTCATGATGCGAGAGACGTCCCTCGAGTAAATAGGTGCGATAGAACGCGGCGAACGCGATCCATGCGGCCAGAACGGAGATGAGATAGGCGATTATGACGGCCCACAACATTAGAACGGTTCCTCTTCGGGTAGCGGTGGCGCTTCTTCAGCCTTCCATCGTTCAATCACGATCGAGGCTTCCTGTTTCGAGAGTTGGTCAAGTTGCTCAATCTTTCGTCCCGTGATCTTCGAGATGTCACTCGCGATCGCTTGCGTCGTGACGAGGCCCCTACCCTTCCCGAGCGCTCGAATCATGCCTAACTGCTTCGGGGATGAGTTTCCGACCATGAGCGCCGTCCCATTCAAGATGCGAGTCATCTTTATTGGTTCCGCGCCGTTCTTCCCGGGGATGATCTTCTCTTCGATGATCTCGCCGCGTTGCGGCTGACGACGCTCCACGTCCTCACGCGACGCGATCGACGTCTTTATGCCGAATCCGAGCATCCCCAAGGCCCTCCCGAGCCCGCTCGTAGATGCGTTCTGTTGTTCTGCTCCCCGGGTGTATGGCGTCGTGCCGGGGTATTCCTCCCAACATGAGACGATCACGGGACGAGGGTCTTCGGGTGAACGATGGATCGTCGTCGTCACCTCGAGGAACGTCTTTCCGTCCGGCATCTCAATAACGCGCGGCGCGGTCTCCTGCACCGTGAGATCGGGATACTTGTCGAGCGCCGCACGAAGCCGCGTCGGAACGTCGACGTAGTTCTCTAGTGAGAAGGCCATCAGATCGCTTCTCCTTTGATGAGAGTTTCGTAGAACTCGCATTTCTCACGCCAATAGTCGCGACTCTGCTCTAGGTCGCGCGCAAGTTGTTCCCAACGAGACGCAAGGGTCTCCCATGTTTTCAATAGTTCGAGCATCTGCTCCATTAGTTACCTCCTCGGAGAATTGTAATCATACGGTGTAGCGGGGTTACGCAGTACCAATCGGCGGGATCGGCGTGGCCTCGACGTTTCACGATCACGATCCCCGACGGGACACGCTTCGCCAAGATTTCGTCCTCGAGTTGGTCTACCCATTCGGCTAGAGCAAGTTTCGCGTGGTTCTTTACCTCGATCGCGAGGCCCGGGACTCCGTCGATGTCGCCGATGTCGTGCCTCGTGCCGGCCTGAGTGCGGCGAGCCTGCTCGAATCCGTGCTCTTTGAGGTATTGGACGACGGCGCGTTCGGCGGCGTTCCCTTTGCGTTTCTCAGACGATGCCATAGCCCGCGTGATCCATGATCTCGCCAACGCACCATAGGTAGCCGGCGGCGTCTACGAGTGAGTCGAGGTGTAGTTCGCCTCGTTGCTGATTATGTCCGAGTCTTGCGAGTTTCACGGACACCATGAAGAGCGCGCCTTCTTCGGCGGTGAGTTCATGTCCGGTTATCGCTCGGAAGATGTCCACGACGCGCGCGTAGTCGTCGTGCGGAGCCGAGTAGCGGTCTTGACGGTCTCGGTGGACGAGCCGGTCGGCGGTCTGCAAGGCCTGATCGACGGCGGGAGTTCGTTTGTAGACGCGCATCAGTAGATCGAGTGAATCTGCTCGAGTCGCAGTATCTCGGCTTGGGCGTCGGTGAGACGTGTCTCGAGTTGCTGAATGCGACGATGCGCCTCGATGAGGTCGTCCCGTAGATAGTTCTCGGGAATCGGCTCCATTCGGACGACGTGCTCAATCAGACGATCGAGTAACGGAATCTCGCGGTATTGGTCGGCTCTAATCATTTCTCACCTCCGATTAGTTTGTATGTGCTCCACGGACGGAACGAATGTCCCGCATAGACGTAGATCGCTCGCGCCGCACGGATGGCGAGCACCGGGTCGAAGAGGTCGTCGCAAGTGAGGACGATCCCGTGGGTCTGTAGGTAGCCGTCCGGGTAATACTTCGAGGACTTGCACCACGTCGAAGTGTGTATCTGTGCGATCCCATAGGAGCCGCCGTACTCCTCATCCCCGACGACCGTCGGCTGACATCGGGACTCAAGCCACAGAATCCGCTCGAGGACGTCGATCTCGGCCTCTGTGAAGCCTTCTGCGGCGGCTATCGCGCTCCATTGGGTGCATCTATCCTCGGAGGCCTTTTCGACGCTCTGAGAGGCTCCTAGAGGCCTCTCCGTCGATGTCGTGGCTTGAGCGGGGACTTCGCCGTACTCGTACGCCTCGAATGTGACGGGACTCGGGGTCTCGGACACTGCCTGTGGGAGCGGGGGAGCCACCCACAGGACAGTGCCGAGCGCGACGACCGCCGAAAGGAGAGGAACGGCGGGGGTCACGAAGGGACTCCATCTTCGAGAGTTGGAGGATGTTCGAGTAAGACGTCCGACCATACGCCGGACGGGTGACGGGTTGTTCGGAATGAGACGATCGCCTTTCGGACGCGGCCTGTCCCCGGTTCACGGAATAAGGCGAGTCTAACTTGCCCCGCTTCCGTTTCGCCTTGTAGGCGTTCATAGAGCCATACTGACGGTTCCACGCTGTACCTCCTCAGATAGTGCGCTTAGTCCGATAATACGGGATAGTCGGCCTTCAGTGGTGGATTTCCGAGATGAGTGATTCCGTGCACCATTCCGACGGGGATGCAGAGCACTGAGTCGATGTGACCGTTCTCGTCGAGGCTTTGAGCGATCACGAAATGCCCGGGTTTTGCTCGAGGGAGGTGGAATCCGACGGAGTGAATAATCATCGGCTCCCGATCGAGTTCCGAGGGTTCCGCCCACCCATGAGCGTCACTGTGCGCGTCTTTCCATTCGACGAAGACGAGAGTCGCGTCTAGTCGAGCCATACGACGTACTCCGAGGCGACTTGTCCGCGCTCCGGGTCGATGAAATGGAGTCGTTGGGAAGGTCGAGCGACGGCGGCTAGATGCTCTTGGGCATACACGTTGCCCGATTCGGGTGAGCCGGTGATGAATACGCGGTTTCCGTTGCCGATCATGATGGATGCGGGGTTGTGCCAATGGCCCATGTAGCAGTCGTCGAACTCGGGGACGGAGCCTTTCGCGATCGTCATCGCCGCCCACGCCGAGACTCGTTTGATGATCCCGAAGAGCGGCGTCCCTGAGTAGGTGCGTATCTCGTCACCATGCACGAGTAAGACGCGGTATTCGCCGATCGTGATGTGCTGATACCAAGAGTCGGAGGCTTGCCATGTGACGTTTTTTAGGTTCGTGGTTCGGTCGGCAGTGATCTTGTACGCCATTCGGTCGATGTTGTCGCCGCGAGGGTTCACGCCGTAGCGCCCGATTCGTCCGTGGTTGCCGTATTCGCAGACGACGCGCACGGTCTCGAAGTTCGCGGACATCGTGCGAACGAGTTTCTCCATGATGGCGGAGGCCTCGAAGAGTTGGTCGAAGAGGTGAGCCTCGATCTCCCACGCTTGCCCGGGGAAGATGTCGAGTCCCTCGACCATGTCGCCGCCGAGCATGAGCACGGCCTCCCGCACGGGATGGTCTTTTCGTTGAATGTCAGTGATCGAGATGATCTTCTCGGCGAATCGTTCGATCCGTTTCGCGCACGTCTCCACGCCATACGAGACGGTCTTCTTGCCGAGTTGCCAATCGGTCGAGTGAATGAGCGCCACCTCGGTCTTCTTTTTGCGCGCGTCCTTCTTCGGAGCGATCGGCTTCGGTGATGGTTGAGCGAGCGCCGCGTCGCGGGCGGCTGAATAGATCGCGCCGACGATCGCGTCGGTCTTCGCCTTCTCTTTCGCGTGTGCGACTTGTGAACGCTTGAGGGCGGCTTGGAGTTCGTCGATCTGTGCGAGTAGTGCGAGTTCGTCATCCATTCGCGGCCTCCTTGATGAGTCGGTAACGATAGATCGCGTTAATGTTCACGATGACGCCGCGTCGTTTCAATGCGGCGACGATCTGCGCGGGCTTGTACCGATGACTATCGGCGAACACTGTCTCCCACTCTGCGCGTTCCTTCTTGTCCAACGATTCGAGGTACTCGTCGATCGCTGAGAGCATGGTCGCTCTAGGTGTGATCTCCTCGAGGATTCCCATCTTCTATTTCCTCCCGTTGATGCTCTAAGAGGTGAGTGTCGAGTCCTATTTGGACGTAGTCGACTTTCGCCTCTACGACGCCGAGATGGGCGTCGATCCCGTTGAGTCTACTCGCGACGGTCGCGTGGTCGCGGTTATTCTCCCGCCGGGATAGTTGCACTAGGACGGATGGAAGGACGGCGGCGAGGACTACTGCTCCGCCTCCGATGAGTGCGACGACGACGGTCTCGCTCATTTGGACTGTGTCCATCTTTTGACTCGGACGGGAACTCGGTCGCCTCGGAAGTACCGGACGTGCCACGGTTCCGCGCCTGATCGGAACTCCCACGAGAAGCCGAACGAGAGCGCGTTCTCCTCGAGCCATGCGAGACGATCCCCGGAGGCTCCCCATACGTCTACGGCGAGTCCCCATCCATGATTCGAGGTTCCGGGGCGGGCGGCCTGCGCGACCCGGGGGAGTAGGTAGTAGGTCTTGCCTTCCCATACGACCGTTGGGCGGCCTTCGATCGGGTTCAGTGTGTATCGGGCGATGAAGAGCGCCGTCTGCTGAGAGAGCGGGCGATACGTGTCCCCGAGGGACGTCGGACGGAATGGGCGGATGCCGTCGGCGAGTGCGGCGGCTCGCATCGCTTCCCACGCGTTAGCGGCAAAATGATGCAGGCGTCCTCGAGGAGTGATCTCACGAAGTACGCGGGCGGGGAGTTTCCCGTTAGGGACTCCGGCTAGATCAGAGGGAAGGACGACCTTCCGAACGGGACGCATCGGTCATGAGCCTCGTCCGTAGCGGCGATCGTTTTCGGAGAGCGCGTTATAGATCACGGGGAGCACTGCGGCGAGGCCTGCGTCGAGAATCATTCCGGGATCGCGGACTCCTGCGAGGTAACACGCGATCATCGCGGCGGCTAGGACTTTGAGGTACGAAACGAGCGCGGCTTGCCACTTGGTAGACATGGCGACGAGTCTAGATGCCGAGGACGATGTTAATCTCGTCCTCAGTGAGGCCGAGACGACGGAGCGGTGCTTTTCGGGCTTCGAGCGCGGCGATTCGTTCCGCTTCCAATCTTTCGCGCTCGAGTTCGTCTGCGGCGCGTTGTGCCTCGTCTACTTCGGCGCGATAAACGGGGACGACCGAATCTCGAGGTGTGATGTTTTCCATGCTGTTATCCAAAGTATCCGTAGACCGTGACCGTGCCGGTGATGTTGCCTGTCGAGCAAATCAAACTGAATCCATCGTAAGACGTTGCTTGGTTATGAGTGCCAACAAAGATTCGCATTCGTGCGCCGCTTTCCGCGTCTTGATTCGTTGCGTAATAATTCGTGCGAGCGGCCGCAAACGGGTTAATAACATCCACAATAAAGCCGCTCGTGTATGTGCTATTCAATGTAAGTGTGCCGCCTCTAAAAGCGGTAGTCGTCACGCGGCTTGGTGACGACGTTGTGCTTGATAAATCGACCAACTGAAAGATGTATGAGTTTGACGTGGAGTTGTCTACGCCACCAACACGCAATCGGATGTCAATGTTGTTACTCGTTGATGGCGTCGCGTCAAAAATAAACCTGTAATTGTCAAATGTTGAACTAAACACGCCGTTGATTGACACGCTTTCGGCTGTTCCAAATGTGATTTTGCCATTCGCACCGACTGAACTTGACGAGCCTGCGCCGGTCACCGTGACAGATGTCGGGACAACGGCGCGCAGACCGCCTACTGCCGCAAAACTATCGTTGAGTTGTTGCGCGGTGAGCACATTTCCCGCGACATACGTCGTTAGAGCCATACGTCTATGTTACCGCATTGTCGGCGTCTAGGATTCCCCGAATCGGGTCGTCGAGTTCGAGCGGATAGACGATTACCGTCGGAGCGGTGTATAGGCGGGTCGTGTGGCCTGCGGAGATGTCGAGAATGTGCTCGAGGCCTTCGACGCTGAGTTCTTGGGTGATCGTGGTGGTCGTGTTTCCGGTCGGGATCGTGCGAGTGATTTCGATCGTGTCGCCGATGTCGAGCGCCGCTACTGCGTCCCTTTGTGCGGCGGTAAGTCGACGGAACGGGGTCTCTACGGCGGTGAATCGTGGCTCGGGTTCGGGTTCGAGTAGATAGGTGGCGAGGGTTTGGGCGTCTGTCTGCTGATCGAGTAACGAGTTCGAGATGTCGAGCGTCCGCACGAAGTAGAGCGCCTGCGAGCCTGCGTCGTCTGCGGTCTCTGTCGTTCCGCCGACCGGCGTGACATTCACCCTATTTACGATGTCGTCGGCGTCGAACGCGATCGAGAGATCAGAGAACGGGGTATCTGTGCCGGTGTCGGAGAACACTACGGACGGGTTCGAGATCGTGACACCGATCCGATTCTGCGTCGTCAGAACGCCGTCGCGGGCCACGAAGAAGCGTCCGAACTCGGCGGTCTGCATGATCTGATCTATGTAGGCCTTCGCGTTCGTACCTTCAGAGATCGCGTAGTCGCCGAGGTTCACTGTCCCCGTTGCGATTGAGCGAGCCGAGCCGGTCGGGTAATCCACTTCGGGGAGGTCTAGTAGGTCGTTGATTCGATCCCCTGCGAGTTCCACGGGCGGTGTATACGCCGAGACGGACGTCTGAGCGAGCCGGTAGAGGTTGTCCGCGCATAGAACGGTGACGGATGTCTGTCCGCCGAGCGGGAACTGTAGGTCGTAGTTCGCGACGTATCCCACGAAGAGTTTTTGGGGGTTGCCGAGGTCATCTTCCCGGATGAGTTGCACTGCTCGACCGGGTGCGAGACCGGGAATTCCTTGCGCTTGGTCGTAGTACGGGTTCGATGGGTCGTCGTCGAATGGGTTGAATACGCCACCGGCGCGAGAGTCGTCGAGGACGAATGTCATCGTTCCGACCGCGTTCGTGTCCGTGGTGTCTTGTCTGCCTCGCTTTACGCGGATGGCGGTCGTTCCGTCGATCACGGAGGCGAACGAGGTAGAGCCGTCGAGGACGTAGGTCGTGTTATCTAGGACACCTTTCACGGAGTCGTCGAGCACGAAGCCGTCGACGAGGAATCCGACGTCTACGAGAAGGTCGTAGTCGCCTCCGTTGATGACTGCTTGCGCGGTCATTAGTAGACCGAGGCGATCATCGGCCCATAGATCGCATTCGACGCACGGAGCGCTTGGATGACGGCGTCACCGATCTCGGCCTTCGTTGCGAGCGGAGTGTTTACGTTGACGTTCACGGTCACTGCTTCGGCTTGTCCGCCGCGTCCGCGACCTCCGCCGCCTCCACCGCCGCCACCGCCGCCGCCTCCACCGAACTCGAGGTCGGGGAACATTGAGCCGCCGCCTAGCGTGGGGAGGTTGCCTTCGCGTTCGTTACGAATGTCGGCGAGTGATGCACCGCCTCCTCCGCCGCCGAGATTGAATGTCGGGAGCGCGAGACTTACCTTCGGAATCTGACCTATCTCGACACCGAATCGGAGGATCGACGGTAGAGAGTTGAATCCTCGAATCATCGCGTTCACGCCGTCGATCACCGTATTCACGAGGCCGACCATGATGTCTACGACGCGTGACGCTACGCGAGCGATCACTACGACGATCCCTGAGAAGATGTCCGCCAACTTTAGACCAACGTCGATGAGGATTCCGATCGCGGCGGCGGCGACGGTGAAGGCGTTTCGCAGGGTTATTCCGATGATCGGTGCGACCTTGTCACGGATGAACTGCCAGATGATCTGCATTCGGTCAATGAGGCGTCCGATTCGGTCGCGGTTCTCTTCGATCTTGTTTCGCACGGTGTCGAACACTTTTCCGAGTCCCTCGAAGATCGGTATCGCGATCGTCTTGATCGCCGGGACGATGTAGTCGAGGAAGATTCCCGCGAACTTCTCAATAGCGGGAACTAGGTATTCCTCGACCACGGGAACAACCTTTTCTTGAATGAATGCGGCGATCGTGCCGAAGACCTCGGAGAGTTGTGGGCCGACGGTATTCGATACGTACTCGAATGCGGGGATGATCTTTTCGAGGAAGAATGTCGCGAGTTTGTCCACGATGGGGAGCACTGCACCGCCGACGGTTTCGACGATTTCACCGAAGACGACCTTCACTCGATCCATTTTCCCGGAGAATGTTTCGGCGTTAGCGGCGGCGGCTCCGCCGAAAGTCTCGTTCAGTTGTCCGAGGATCGCGTCGAAGTCCTTCGCTTTTACCGCGTTTTCGTCGAGCGGGATACCGAGACGGGTGAGTGCGGTTACTTGTCCGTTCGCGGCTTTTGCGAGAGCGATAGATACGGCCTCGAGCGGCTTACCCGTAGCGGTAGAAATGTCGAGCGCGGTGGACAGTAGGTCTTGGGCTTTGGCGGCGTCACCCGTCGCTCGAATGAGGTTCCCGAACGCGGGACGAAGTTGGTCGTCTGCGACACCTACCGCGAGAGACATCTTGAGAATCTGATCGTCGATCGCTTGCACCATCGCGTCGGTGGCGTTGGTCGTGTTCTGGATCGCGATGCGAAGTTGCTCGAACGACTTTTGATCTTCGGCGGCGGCTTTCGTGGCGACCGCTAATCCTGCGGCCACCGCTCCGAACGCGGCGGCGGACGCGGCGGCGATCTTCGTGACCGTGCCTCCGAACTTGCCGAAGAGTCCCTCGGCTTTGTCGAGTTCGTTTCGGAGAGGGGCGGCGTTGCCGCTAATGGTTACGGAGATGAGTGCCACGGGGCGAGTCTACTTAGGCGTCGAGGTCGTATTTCTTTATGAGTTTCTTTACGAGGTCGTCGTAGCGGTCTTTGATTTCGCCTCGGCGTTTGTCGATCGCGTCATAGAAGAATGGCTGAGGCTTGATGAATCGTGCGGGCCAACCGAAGTGGATCGGGCCTGCGTACTCGACGCGGCCTGAGCCTCGTCCTCCGCCTGCTTTCACTCGGGCGCTGGTCTTTGTGGCGGCGGCTCGAATCGTCCCGGAGAGCGTGCCGGTGAGGAACGGGACGTATGACTTCGCGTCCCCGGCGACCGCGTCCGCGATCGACTTGTTGACGGGGAGGAACTCCATCGCTCGATAGTCCACTTCGTCCGATAGGTTCTTGAGGTCGCGCCTTAGTTTTGAGAGTCCCTCGACTTTTACTTGGCCTTCCCGACCCGAGACGCGATAGCCGAATGTTCCGGATCGTGGGGCCATTAGCGGCGTCCTTTCTGTCGTTCGGCAACCTTGCGGCGCTCGATGAGGTCTTCCAAAGACTCTAGAACCTCGATCGGGGCGTTGAGAAGGTCATTCGGTGCGATCCCGGTCTCGAGTGTGAGCGCGGCGATGTATTCCGAGAATGAGCCGCGCGTTACGCTTTTGGGGAGTCGACGACGTCCACGTCCGCGACGTTCTTGAGCCATTCGTCGAATACTTTTACCGTGTTGCCTGAGTCCTTTTCGGCGAGCCACGCGAGGTAGTAGATGTGCTCGAACTTGGCGGTATTGCCGGCGAAGGCCTGCCCGATACCCATCTTTGCCCATCGCTCGAAGGCGATAACGGTCGGCGGGAGCACCGGGAACTCTTCCCGGCTTCCGTCCCGCCGCTCAACGGTGACGGAAATCCGAAGCATTACGCGACGGCCTGCGCGATGTCTCCGCCGGTGTAGGTAGCGGTGATGGACAGAAGCGACCCAACCTCGACCACGATCGGAGCGGTCGCAAGGAAGGCGTTACTGTGCGTGTAGCGCGGCGAGGACGCGCCGGGTGCGGCGGCGAGAGGCTCGAAGATGATCGTCGACTCTGTGCCTACGTCACCGAAGATCGTCTGCGCGGCCTCGGCGGTCGCGAACGACGAAAGAACTGTGAACGTGGTCTCGCAGTTGGCGAGGCCTGCGGCGTTACGACGCGCCGTGTCGGTGAGCACTGTGGAGTCCAATGCCTCGACGGTCTTGTTCATGGTGATCGACTGAAGTTGATCGGCGAGGTCTACCGTGCCAACGGTGAAGACGGTCGCCTTGCCTAGTGCGGTGACGGTTGCCATAGTTCGGAATCCTAGTCGGTTTCTTTCTTATTTGTGGAGGGTTTCTTCGGGTATTCGAGGACGGGTTCGAGGTGGCCTGACGCGATCCGCTTCTCGATGGGGACGCCGGCGGCCTCGAGCGCGGCGGCTTCGATTATCTCACCCATCTCGAAGGAGACTAGATTGCGGGCGGTGACTCGGTACTTCATCCGAATAACTCTACTGCAAAACGGTAGGCGAGCATCTCGACGCCAGCGACGGTCAAAGAGACGGGGGTGGCGGTGACGCATTGGACGGAGGTCACGGTTCCGCCGAGCGTCTGATCCGCTTCGATCTTCGTCTTTATCGAGTTCGCGCCCGAAGCCGTGAGGAACGAGTCGAGGTAGTCCTGCGCGGCTCGGTCGCTCATGCGTCCCGCGATGAGGATGAGATCGACGGTCGCAGTGTCTGCGCCACGCTTGAAGACCAAGTCCCATTCAATAGAGAGTTGCCCGATGACGAGCGCCGGAGGGATGAGGCCGTCGGGGACGGTGTCATAGACGCGAAGTCCGGTGATCGTGCAGGCGGTTTTCAGTGCGTCCCGAACGAGGGAAGGCGTCACGCGACTACCTCGCGACGGTATGCGCGAACGATCGCAGAGATGTCACGTCCGAGCGGGCTCATTCTTATCGCGCCAAGTTCGGAGAGTCCGACGACGCCACCAACGGACGACGCTCGCTTCATGTAGTCCGCCGAGAGGATGAGGGTCGCCTCGACGATGTCATCGGGGATCGAAGGCCATCCCCATCGGGCGGTTACTTGGACGCCGGGACGGAAGTTCGTCGGGAAGGGCCATAGTTTCGTGCCGAGTGTGCCGCCGACGAGCGTGACCATCGTGTACGGGCGTCCCTTCGACGGAGCGTTCACGGGGTCGAGGATGTAGTCCGTGTTGAGTGCGAGAGTGTCGGTGTACGAGCCGTCGCCGGTGGCGTCCAACGCGACGACGAGAGACGAGGTCGTGGAGATGTCGTCGACGATGAGACGGTAGAAGTCGACGGGACGGTAGAGCCGCGCTGAGGCGTTCGCGTCTTGGTAGAAACGTCGGTTCGCGATCCGGTCAATAGAGCGGGACGCGGCTTCGATCGCCTTTTCGATAGAAGTCGTCTCGCCGGCGGTGAGTGTGCTCATCCCGGTATAGGCCTGAAACTCGGCGAGCGTGGCGTAGCCGTTCGTTATCGCCATGAGTTAGGCCTTCTTTCGTGCGCGTGTCTTCTTCTTTGGAGTGGCGTTAGCCCGAGCCGGAGCGGGTACTACTACGTCTTCGACGGGAGGAGGTGAACCGGAGGGCGTGTAGCCGGCCCGGGCTAACTCTTCGTCTACTTCCCGGACGCGCTCGAGTTTTTGCCGTGCGACGTATCCGCGTCGCTCTTCGAGTAGTGCGTCGATGTAGGGGTTCGACATGGTCTTGAGTCTAGTTAGAGAGTGCCGAGCCGAAAGGTTCGCAGACGACCCGGCACTCTCAAATCAACTAGAAGGTCGGAGCGACGAGGCCCGTACCACCGATGAGCGCAAATGCGTTCGGGTAACGGTTGGCGGTGTAGGCGCTATAGCCGTAGACGACCATCTTCACCTCGAGTTCGGCGGACTTGACGTCCTCGAATCGGAGCATGAACGGCGAGCCGCCGGCGGTCTCCCACAGATGCGACTCTTGGGTGCTACCGATGATGATGACGTCCTCGTTCGTGCCGGTTCCGTTCGTCGTGATGACGTTGGCGTCGGTGATGACGGGGAGGCCTGCGATCGTGTAGCCCGAGTTTCCGTACTGCACCGATCCGCTTCCGACCGAGAAGGCGTTCTGCGGGCCGTTGGAGGTCGGCAGAGCCAATGGGCGGTCGTTCTGATCGAGTGCGGCGAGGATGTACGCGAGACGACGCGGGTGCATGAGAATGAAGTTCGGGCCAGCGAAGTAGTTCGTCTGGATTCTCTGGATGCCGTCCATGATCTTTGGGTACAACTCAGCCACCGTTGGCGATCCCGACGTGTAGGTGACTACTTGCGTGATCGTGTTGGTGAGCGAAGCGGCGTTCGTCGTGACGTACTCGGCGTCGAGTTTCGTGTGGTACGCCGAGACGAGGTCTGCCATGACGAGGGCGTCGATGCCGGTTCCGCGCTCGAGCGCTTGACGGGAGACGTTCTGCTGACCGGCAATCGTGTTCACGGTGACGTCCAACTTGGTGTCGTCCATGTTGGTTTCTTGGACGGCGGAGCCTTCGGTCTGCACTGCGGTCGCGGAGCCGGTTGTCACCTTCGAGATCGAGATGGTGAGACCGGAGGCCGGGAGCGCGTGACGACGCGATACGTCCATGAATGGACGACCGGCGCGGGCGAACGGTGCGGCAAGGTCGGTGAGGAACTGCGGGACGACAAGACCGGCGAACGCGGCTGACGTGACGTCACGCTTCTCGATTCGCTCTTCCTGCTGATGGCGGGCAATTCTCTGTTGTGCTTCGTAATCGCCGAGCACCTGCGAGGCGAAGGCGTCACGGATGAACGAGTAGTCACCTTCGGGGCGGTAGGTGCGCTCTTCGCGAGTCACCTTCCAACCGCCAGCGCTACGGGTCTCGGGCTTGTCGCCTTCAACCTTGCGAGCCATTTCTGCGGCTTCGGCCTTGCGGGTCTCGATGTCGGTCACTTGCGAGATGCGGGCGTCGAGGCCTTCGATCTCTTTGGCGAGTGCCTGCACGTTGGCAGCCTCGATCTCGGTGATGTCGCGATCCTCTTCGGCGGCACGGTTCAACGTGGCGTCGATGAGGTCTGCCTTCTGGTTGCGCTTCTCATGCAGAGAGGCGAGGAAAGGGTTATTCATGTTTCTAATCCTTCGGAGAGTGGAGTTCGGGTTTTGATGTCCGGGTGTCCATCGCGTCGCGGTGCGGGTGTCCCCTATGGGAGGTGCGCGTCACACGAGCCGGAGGTGCGGCCTAGTTGGAGTCTAAGGGGTTCTTGTCGTTTTCTACAAGTGTCCATCGCGCGTTTGACATCTTGAAGAAGTCGCCGCTCGTGAGATACGCGATCCACGTCGGCGCGTCGGGGTCACAGTTGCACCCGATCGGCTGACGCTTATCGTGATAGACGACCGCGTGACACTTCTCGCATCTAATCCTCGAGGCCACGGATGATCCCTTCCGCCCATGTTTTGCCGGGGTCGCCTCCCCATAGCGCCCACGCGATACGTCCCGCAGACGGATAGCCGGGTTCCCCACGGGAAAACCCTTCGCCTTGTTTATCTACTTCGTGACGCGCGAAGTACGACACCATGCGCGCGACCGTCTCTCGAGATAGGTTCGATCGGTTGACGATGTCTCGAGCGCGCGCGACACCGATCTCGGTTCCGCCTCGTCCGAACGCTTGCCTCCATTCGAGGCCTCGTCGAGCCTCAGCGACCATCGCGTCCGTCGGCGCGTATCCCTCCTGACGGGTCTCTTCGGGTTCTGTAGCGCGTTCAGATTCGGCAATGTTGAGGGCGGCTAGTTGTGCGAGAGCCTCGCGGCGCGTGGCGTGACATCCTTCGATCTCGCCGTCTGAGTCTTTGACGACCGCATACCCTGACGCGCACGCCGGGTTTGTGGTCTCAATGTGCCACGGCATCGCGGCTAGTCGAGATCGGGAAGAAGAACTCGAAGCGTCTCGGTTTCGCCTGAGGCCATGACTGCGTAGAGCGTCTCGTTGCGTGGGACGAAGATCGCTGACGCGGTTGTGTGCTTCGCTTTCGGGAGACCGTTCGATGAGGTGACATCGGCTCCGCCGAGGTACGCGGTGTTATTGCCAATGATGTTGATGTAGACGGTTCGGTTGATGTCATCTGCGGCGACGACGATCTGACGAGCATCGGTAAGGGAGTAGGACTTCGAGATCATTTCTTGAGCCTTTCGAGGATGTCTTGAACTTGGGCGAGATTCGGCTTCTCGATCACTTCACGGATCGCGGCGACGGCGGCCTTCTCGCCGTATGCGCCGAACGTGACGAGAGAGACTTCTGCGAGGTGAGCCTTTACGCGCTCGACGACGCCGTCCTTTCGACGGTTGTCTTTGAGCGGTTGGAATCCGACGGAGAGGTTTGTAAGCACTTGGTCTCGCACGAGTTCGAGGGCTTGGTCTCCGATGTCGGTCTTCGAGACGCGGAACTCTCCGTAGAGTCCTTGAGCGTCTTCGCGGAGCGTGGTAGCGCGTCCGAGTGGCAGGCCTCGCGAGTCGTGGCCCATGAGCAACTTGACGCGGTGCGCGGCGCGGGTAACGGCGTCAAATGCTCCCGGGAGGAATACTTCGGTGAGTCCTGCGTGGATGCGTTGCTCGACATTGTAGGGGACGCAGATTCCGCAGATAGTCCGACCGTCGCCTTCGGCGCGGACTTCGAGGTCTAGTTCGTAGGATCGGTTCTCAATCATTCTCGGACTCCGAGTCTAGGGTCTCATCTTCGACGTCTTCCATGTCGTCGACTTCTTCCATGTTCGGCTCGTTGACGATCTGCGCGGGAACGGGATCGTCGGATTCTGTCTCGTTGAGCGGTTCACGGTTCTCGAGTTCGCGTACTTCGTTGATGGTGAGGAATCCCTTGTCGATCGCGATGGCGTGAGCCTCGTAACGGGTCTTGGTATCGGGGCGGAGCAAGGCGTCGACGTTGAACTTGGCGAACTGTCCGCGTGGGATGTAGTCGGTGAGTTTCTGTTCGATTCGGCTGATCCACGGCATGAGCGACCATCGGACGAGTTGGAGGTTCTCTTCGGAGACGTTCGAGTAGGTGCGTGACGAGTTCGGCGCTCCGAGGTAATACGCGGGGAGGCCGATCATGTTCGAGATTTCGGTCAGTGAATACTGACGAGCCTCTAGAAGTTGTGAGTCGCGCGGCGTTACGGCGATCGTCTTGACGCGGGTCGATGAGTTGAACACGGGCGGCGTGAGGTTGATTCCGCCGTAACTCTGAAGCCATGCGGCCTTTAGTGCGTCGGCTTCTTCTTGGGTGAGGTCAGGGTTATCGCTCTCGAGGTAGGCGGGCGGTACTGCTCCGCCGTTAAAGTACCTTTGCGAATAGGTCTGTGTCGCGATCGCGCCTCCGATCGCTTGACGTTGAGCGGCGAGAATCCCGTAGCCGACGAGTTCACCGGGGAGCGAGAATCCTTTTATGTGCAGGACTTCGGAAGAGTCGTAGTCGATGTTTTTGATTCGGTAGACGATGCGACCTTCTTCGCGTCGTACTCCGACTTTCGCAGGGTCGACCGGGTAAAACGATTCGGGGTATCCGTTCGAGGACGGTGGCCCGAGGATCGCAACATAGTTCCCGTGGATCAGTAGCGCGGCGACCATCGCGGAGATGGTTTCGATTCGGGTTTCGGTTGCGACGGGGCGCTCGAGGATCGCGGGTTGCGGCTCGACGTACTGCTCTCCTCGGTAAGCGTGTAACGGGAGACCGCCGATCGCATCCGCTATCAGTGTGACGCCACGCCAGATCCCGGGGACGCTGAGAGTGGTCGCGGTGTCTACGAACACTCCCGCGTTTACGTCTGCGACTCGCGTGGACATTCTGCCGGCGGCGTCGATGATGACGTTCGGGTAGGTATTGCTCATTGACGAGTTCCGCACGTCGAGAGCGAATGAATCGAGTACGCGGCGAATGAGTCCCATCGGTGGCAGTCTAATAGATTCTAGAGCGCGGCTTGTCGGAGTTTCCTCGATGAGTTGCGTGATGCCATGCGAGGAGTGAAGCGTAGAGCGGGGTTATGTCGGCGTCGGCGGTGTTCCGTTGGAAGAGCCACGTCTGGCCTACTGCTCGACGCATAGCGGCGTTCACGGCGCGGTCTAGCCGGTCGTCGGACTTTGCTCGGAGGCGGCGGTCTAGGACGGCGTCGTAGAAGAGAGCACACGCGGCGGTCACGTCGGAAGTCTTGTAGGTGACGACGGGGACTTGGACTTGGCGGAGCGGGTCGACGAGACTCCCGGACGGGCCGTAGCCGTCTATGACTATTGAGCCTTTCCATCGGCGGAAGAGTTCGAGGGCGCGATTCTGCACCCATGACACTCCTTCACGGTTCTCGATGAGTTCAATGTTTCCGTCTTTGTCTGCTACGGCGATCGACGCGGAGGATCGGTCGAGGGCTACGTCGACGGCAAATGAGAGCGCGCCGGCGGGAGCGGTCTTCGGGTTCGTGCAGGCGTTCCACACTTTCGCGGGGATCATCTGCTCGGAGACGGTGCTCCAGACGTTAAGGTACGAGCGGCGGAACTCGTTGATCGTCATGGAGCCGAGCGCGTGTTCTACGGCGTTCTCGGAGATCGTGATTCCGAGGGCGGGCATGACTCGCGACCACATTTCGCGGTCGAATGGATCATCGTCAGGCTCGGCGCTCCACTCGAAGTAGGCGATCCCCGTATCGTTCCCCGCTTCGACGGAGGCGCGTCCCTGATCCACTTTCCGCTTTAGATAGATCGAGCGGTCGGTTCCCGCAGTGGAGACGACGAGAAGTTGGGCGTCGCGTTTCGTTGCCATCGTCGGGAGTAGCGCCTGCTCTCGGGTGTCGTCTTCGTCGGCGAATGCTTCGTCGATGATCGCGAGATCGAGTGTCCGTCCGTGGCCTGCCGAGATCGAGTTCCGTAGCACTTCGACTCGTGAGCCGTTTCGGAAGATGATCGCTTCGTCGCCGTTGGCACGGTAGACGCGCTCGATGAGCGGCGCGAACGGTGAGCGTTCAATGAGGGGAACCCAATCGTCGAGAAGTTTCTGTCTCGCGTCGTGGCCGGTCTGCGCGGTGTAGGCGATTCTCTGCGGGTCTCCCCATCGGAGCGCCCGATGCAATACGAGCGCAAGGATGAGGGTTGTCTTCCCGGACTGCCGGGGGATCGTGAGCACCGTCTCCCGATACGCGGGACTACCGTCCTCGAGTTCGAGCGCCACGTCGACGACTTCTTTCTGCCACGGCATGAGCGGTAGCCCGAGATGCTGACCGATAGCCGCGACCTCGCTCCCGCGAGACGTGCGACTACTGCGGCGGGATGTCGCGTAACGCGGAGTCGAGTTGCTCCATGTACGCGGCGAAGTCTTGGTCGTCATTGTCACCTATGGCCCTGAGTTGAAGTAGTGCTTCCCGGTATTGCTTCCAAAGACCATACGACGAAGGCGAGTCATCTACCGCCGAGGCGAGTAGACGTGCCATCGTCACCGTCGCCGAGTCAATCTTCTCGAGGCGTCCGAGGCCGTGAAGTATCTCGATCGTCATTTCAACCGCGTCCCGATTCGAGTGGAAATGCTCGGGAACGTTCCGACTTTGCGCGGATTTCTTCGGATTCGCTCGGGAAGACGCGGCCTTCTTCGGCTTTTGGTGCGGGGTTGTCATGGCCATAGTTCTAGCGTCAGAGAGAGATTCAG